CCGGTCAGGCTGGCGGCGGACGTGGTCGGTGATGTCAACGCCCTGCTCGACCGGAAACTTGGTGATGTCGTTTGCGGCGGTGTGCGTCTCGGAGATGGAAGCATCGAGCTCTATTGCCCCTACCGGCAAGAACTCATCGGAGGCCCCTACACCAATCCTGACACGCTTCTTGAACAGAACGTCAACTAGCGCCATTTGGTGCCTCCACCACGAACGATTGCGCTGCTCGCCTTACCTCACCCGAGAAGGCCTCCGCCAGCCGCTCCTCATCCATCCCAGGCTCGGCGTTCACCTGGACGTTGAAGTTCTGGGTGGTCTCGTTGTTCACCACGCCGGCGCCCCCTGCCCCCGCGGCCCCCGCCGCAGCCGCCGCTGCGGCCGTCTGCACAGGGAGCTGCACCCCACCAGGGCCAACTACACCTTGCATGGCCCCCTGCGTTATGGCTGCCTCCTCGGCCGCCGATGCCTCGCGCTGCGCGCGGCGGGCCTCTGACCTCCTGTAGAGTTCAGCGGCTCGCCGGTCTGTCTCCTCCTCGTCATCCCCACCGAGCCCGAAATCAATCTTGTCCTTCCAGGCATCCCACCAGCCGCCCAGAACCCTGGACCAGTGCTCGATGATGTTGTCCCAGAACGTCATGAGCGTGTCGGTGAGGTTCTCGATCCACTCGTCGACCTTCTTCTCGTTCACACCGAAGAAGTCGAGCCAGAACTTGAGGGCCTCCTGGAGCATCGCCCAGATGGCCCCAGACACCCCACCCCACTCTTCAATCAGGCCCTTGATGCCCTGCCACATCGTGGTGAAGAAATTCTCCGAGCCAGTGGCTAGCTTATACAGCTCGTATCCAAGCCAGATGAAGAGGCCGACGATGACCCCCAGGAGCACCGCGGTCAGCACCAGCGGGAGCGTCGCCGCGAGCCAAGCAGCCGCGCTCGCCGCAGCTCCTGCCACCCACGCAGCGGCAGATGCGACCGCTGATGCCACGTTGGCGGCGGCGATTGCCGCGCTCCCGACGATGTTGAGCGTTTTCCAGAAGAGGAACGAGGAGATGGCGGCCCAGTTGGCGACTACGACCTTCCCCAGGATGACCGCGGCCAGGCCTATGAGGAGCGACGTGACGATGGCTATCCCCGTCTTGTGCTCCTTGGCCCACTCGACCATCCCGTCGATGGAATCGCCCACGGCGTCGATGTACTCCTCGACGCTCCCCGTCAGCTCCTCGAACCACCCGATGATGTCCCCGATGACTGACTCGCCCCCGGCACGCCACGTCTGAAAATCCTCGATGAGCAGGGCGATGAGGGCGATCAGCAGGAGGATGGGGACCCCAGGGAGCATCAGCACCGCCACCAGGGCCATGACGATGCCTGTCACCTTCAGGATTTGCTGCCCGACCGGCCCCAGGCTATCGGCCCAATCACGAGCGGCCTGCACCCCTTCCTGGATGAGGTCGGCCACGGCACCGATTACCCTACCGGCCTTGTCAAAGAATACGTCGAGCCCCTGCTGGATGAGCTTGCGGTTCTCGAACAGCCAGTCCTGGACGGCGTTGACAGCGCGTCGCATCACGAGGACGGCCCCGCCGACCCGCTTGAGGAAGAACGTCCCGATGATGCCGGCCGTCTCCTTGATGGCAGACGCGAGATTGCGACTCGCGTTGGCGAACCCCTCCGCTGTCCGGGTTGCGTCTCCTGTCGCCCCTTGGGCCCCGAGCTGTCGCTGGATGGCGGCGTAGCGCAGCTGGATGCGCTCACCCTCGGTCATCTCCTTGATGCTCTTGGTGATGCCCTGACGGAATGCCTCCTGCGCGAGCGCCTGCTTCCTGACGTCGACACCGAACCGCTGCAGCGGCTCGGCAGAACCGATGAGGCCTGAGCGCAGGGACCGCAGCGCGTCATCGGCCTCGACGTTGTTGAACGAGCTGATGTCGAGTGCCAGCTCTGAGATGCCCGCTGCTAGCTCCCCCGCCGCCTCCGCGCTCCCGAGCGACGGTTTGACGAGCGCCCCGATGTTCGAGGCCATGTCCTGCAGCTGCAGGTTGGTGGCCCCCGTGCGCTCGCTGATGTCGTCGAGCTGCTGCTGTACCCCCCCACCGGCCGCTCCGAAGACGGCCCCAAACTTGTTGGCCGTCTCCTCGATGTCGGAGGCGACCTCGATCATCTTCTTGAAGCCGACGGCGACAGCTCCAGTCACCAGAAACTGCGTGAGCTTCGATGCCGTGTTCTTGAGGCCTTCGAGGCCCTGGTTGGCCTTCTGGAATCCCTTAGGGTCGGTCTGCACCCCGAGACGGACGAAGATGTCGCGCAAGCTGGCCACTGTCACCTCTTCGCAGCTGCTTTGGCCTTGGCCGCCGCCCGCTGTTCCAGCTCCTCGTGGAGGTCAATCAGCCGGTGGCAATCCACCAGGTCTATCAGGCTCCAGTGTTCATCGATTTCGTGCTTGCTGCAATGCCTCACATGCTGGCTGAAGATGGGCCGCCACACGTACCAGTCTACTGACTTTGGGACTGGGAGCGACTCGCGGGTGTCGCCGCCTGGGATGCGTCGCCCTCGCTTGGCGGCCTCAGACTGGCGAAGGCGTCCCCAAAAGACGAGTATTGCACCTTCAGGCCCCATGCCAGCCACTTGAACATGGAGCCAATCCGCCCGCTGAAGTGCATCTCGAACACACCTGCCAGCGGGGTCGTCTTCTCGGAGCCACCTATCCCTACATGTGTGCACTTCCGCATGGCGTCGATGAGGTAGTCGAGGTCGGACTCCTTCATGGCGCCACTGAGCGCCTGGAGGCCTTCGGCAACGGCGCCCGATGACAAGTCTACGTCTCGTATGTCTTGGACATCGACGGCGGCATCCATGACCTTGCCCAATACGGGCCCGAGTATCTTGAAAAGTCGGTGGAATATCCGGTAGCCCTGGCTGGCCCCGAACATGGTCATCTCATAGCGGTCGCCATCGATGACTGTGGAATGGATCTCTCGTGCCATGCGTCCCCCTTTCGGGGACGCTTATCAGTTGGAGCCGTGGAGCGCCACAAGGTTGTCTGTCCGGAACACCCACTCCCTCGTGGTGGCCTCCCGGTTCAGCTCGGCGCTTGGGGCCTTCTGGATCCAAGCCGTCTCGGCCGCGTACAGCGATGACCCGCTCCCGTCCTTGATCAGCAAGGACTGGCCCCCTGTGCCGCTCGGGGTCAGACGGTCCAGCTCCCGTGCAGCGCTGAGCAGGTCATTCACTGGGCTCGACTGCATCAGGCTGACAGTGATTGTGGCAGACGCGTTCGACGTCTTGCTGCGCGTGCCTTCCCCATCGACCCCAACAGCGAGGGTCCAATCGTCCTCGTCGTGCTCGACGCTGATGGCGGCGTCCTGCGCAAAGCCCTGCATTTCGATTGCCCCGAAGAACATGCTCACAGAAGACGGGTCGTAAGTCTTGACTGACATTGCCTACTCCTTCTCAGACGCTCACGCTGCCGTTGATGATGACGGTGTGAATGGCCCCTGCCAAGGTCGCCGAGAAGTCCAAGTCCCCGAGGAGCCTGTTCGCCTTGTCAGTGGCCGAGACGGAGCCGATTGCCGGTGGTGTCACCGTGTACCCGTCCGTGATGACTGATTGACTCACTGCCTCGGCCAACTGGCCACGCACTTGGTTCTCAAGCGCCGTGATGCCGCTGGCCGTGAATGGGACCTTGTCACTGTTGGCCAGCAGCTGCAGGATGCGCTCCTGCATGCGTGCCGTCAACCAGTCGATGCCGCGGGTGATGTCGATGAACCGCCCTGACGCCATGGTCCCCTGAAGCGTCATGCTCAGGCCCTTGGTTTCAGTGTAGTGGTTGGCATCGTTGGCCTCGATGTTCCCAAGCTGCGTGTCGCTGAGCACATCGACGGCTACACCTGCCAGGCTCTTGAAGGCCCAGGTCGACGACCCTGGGTCCTTTGGGAACTGCTTGCCCATCCAGGCCGCGGCGGCGTAGTCGTAGTTGTCGAGGTTCCAGATGAGATACGTCCTGTCGTAGCCGCTCGCTTCCAGGCTCTCGGCCAGGTTGCCGGCTGTGTCTGACAGGACGTCGCTGTCCGAAGTCGACAACCCGAGAATCTTGCGGTCGGCCTCCACCGCTGCCGCAAGAGCGATGGCTTCGAGCGTCGAGGCACTCGTCATCAAGACGCCGTAGAAGTCGTTGTCCTCGGCCTTGATGGCGGCGTAGTCGGCTGCGACACCCGCGTCTGTCGTGGTGTCGTCCTGGGTGAGGAGCCCCATCGTGTGGCTCAGGCCGAATTCGACCCCGGCGACGTCGGCCACGAGGTCGAAGGTTCCGTCCAGGTTGTCCGTGCTGGTGACGGGCTCGGTGCCGGCGTTGATGAGCGCGTCGAGGCCAGCGGCGATTTCCAGGTCGGTCGCTGTGGCGTCCGAGGTGAACGTGAAGGGGACGCCGTTGATGGTCACCGTGTAGTCGGTGCTGTTCTCCGTCTGGGCGACCGTCATGATGCGCGTCTGCGCCGATGGGGTGCTCGTGCGCCGCCCCACCTTGACGCTCGTGACCTTGGGGTTCTGCGACAGGATTGCCCCTACCGCCGCAACGGCTGCACCGGTGGCCGAGAACCCGTCCGAGACCATCGCTGTCGTACTCGAGTACGATCTGACCAGCTCTGGCCCGAACGGCGATTCGTGCGTCATGACCATCGGGGTTCCGAAGCCGGCCTGTGAGACGGCCGCATCCTGGATCGTGATGTTGACGGTCACTATGTTGTCTGGATTTGCCATCTCTTACTCCTAGCTGTTGACCGCGTACGTGTCGTTGATAGGTGAGTCCTTCGAGCCGGCATACTGGCTTGCCCCGGCAACGCTGCTGATGTAGCCGACGTACTCTGTCAGCACTGATAGGGTCCTCATCCTGATGTCCATCGATGCGCGGCTTAGAATCGCCTCCTCGACCGGCTCAGAGAGGTCGGTGATTGATAGCTCCTCAATCAAAGCGATGTCGGCCGCGCGGAGGGCCGCCTGCACGGACGGCAGCCCCAGGCTGGCTCGAAGCGTCGAGAGCATGTTGTAGGCGTTTCGGCCTGGGTCCGTGGCCGCGTAGTCCGTCAGCGTATTGCGCTCGAACCCCTGCACGTTCAGGGTGAACTCTACTGAGGCGCTGGCTCTAACGGCCATCTCGTTGCCGGCATCGTTGTTCTTCCAACTGATGGGGCCCGACATGACTACATTGAAGAGGCGCGGTGTCCCTGGATTGAGCGTCTCACCCTGGCCCACAATGTCGAGATCAGTCCCGTTATCCGTGGAATCAACAGGCTCTGCCCCAGCGGCAATGGCAGCATGAAGCCCAGCAGTGATTTCGGCGACAGTAGCATCGGCGTCTGAGGTATACTGAAAGGGGGTTCCGTTGATCGCAATTTCGTAGAGCTGATTGTTGGATGCGATCGGCGTGGCCTTGATGTCGCGCGCTCTGGTGAAGTCCACGGTGTGCGTGATCTCATCTACGCCGCCCTCCTTGCGGCTGCTCGTAACGTCCAGCATGATGTAGGGATAAGCCGGCCTCGGGACGTCTTGATCGGCCCACACGGTGGTCCAGCCTGAGGCTCCGGAGGCCCAGTCGTAGAGCGCCGCGTACTTGGCCGTCCAGTCTATTGCCGCAGTCAGCGTCACCCGTCGTTCTCCTTCATCAGGACCGCCTTGTAGTACGCGCCATGCGGGGCCCAGTCCTCGACGGACGCCACGACGTAGCGCTCTTCACGATAGGTGATGCGGTCGGCCCTGAGCTTGCCGGCCACGTCGACCGACCTGAGCCAGCACTTGGTGTACAGGAGCGACAACTCACGATCCCTTATCAGCTCTGGCAGGAGCATGCGTTCGCGCGGGTTCCACGGCTTGAACGTGCATCCTGTCATCTCGAACTCGTCCCATGTGGTGACCGGCTGGGCCACGCCATCGACGAACTCCACCACCTCGTCCACCCTAGTGACCATGACGGGGGTGTTGAAGTAGTCAATGGCCGACGAGATCATACGTTGTACGCCTTCCAGGTGAGAGCCTGCTTGAGCTGCGCGGTGTCGATGAGAGGCCTTGTGGAGCCTTTCGCCATGATTGTCCTGCGCTTCAGCGGTTTCAGGCCGATGGAGTTGTCGATTGTGCGCACCATCTCGGCGCGTGCCTTCGCCCCTACGAGGCCGATGGCGATGCGCGCGTTGGACCCAGCGGCTATGGCCACCACCGTATCCTTGAGCATCTCGTTCAGCATCTTGCGCTCACGGTCGACGCTGGCGCGTATGAACGACCTCTGCGGGACGCGGCCATCCCTGGAACCGAATTCATGCACGAGGGCCAGCTCGATGTTCGTGGAACCGAATGCGCGCTCCACGTCCTCCTCGCCAGGCTTCGGCTTCCGCGGTTTGGTCGCCTCGGTGCCCTGAACGCCAACAGTGACGTACGGGCCCTTGACGTTCTTGCGCATCCGGCGCTCCATGGCGCGATATCCTTTGTCTACATCTCGGACACGGCTACGTGGCACAGCACTCCCCCAGGACGCGCGTAGGCCAGATGCCGGTCTGCAGCGTCAGGTAGTATTGCCCGTAGGTCGTCGCGGCGAGGAACGTAGCCCCCATCTTGTCTGGGATCTTGAATGACACCCAGAGGTCGCCAACCTTGTGTTGGCTAACCGGCCCTGACGGGGCTTGCATGCCACACGCCAGGGCCGATTGCAGCTTGAGCAGATGGCCGGTGAGCCACAACACTGCGTCATCGGCCTTCTCCCCCCACTGCGTGGGGTTCACACGGCGCACCGCCTGTTCTAGCCATCTGTTGATGACCGTGTCGCTGAGGTCTGCGAACTCAGCGAAATGGTCCCGAATGTCATTGGCGGTGACAGCCATGGCCTACCCCTGTTCAATCTTGCTGATGCGCTTTACGAGAGCACGCCGCACCGTCGCTCGGGCCTCGCGGTGATACGCGCTCTTGAGATCGTCAAGATTGTCGTGGGCCTCAATGGCGGCTACAGCATCTCTCGCCTTGAGGCCATCTAGGTGCTTCTCATCCCACCCTGATTCCAACACGTCTTCAACCAGGGCCGCCTCCTCTTGGAGGTTTCCTGCAACACCAACCGGGGGCGGCAATGGTGGGCTCTCTGGGACATAGGGTGAGGGTGGTGCGCCGGGCCCGTAGGGAATGTCAGCACGCACGGCAAGCTCCTGGACGGGACGTGTATGAGAGACTGGGCCCGGCAACACCTCAAGTTCATCGCGCTTCATGTAGTGGGTGGTGACAGGTGACTGCACGCATTGCGCCCAGACGGCATCGTCAATGTCGTTGTCACCAGGGGCGAGCAGCACCCCATTGCTTAGGCGCAGCTTGCCGCGCCGTCTATTCCTTATCTTGACCATCTGGCCCTCAGATGCCGTCGATGTAGCGAACCGCGAGCGGATAGAACACCGCCACTCCAGCCGTCGAGGCCATGCAGTTCACGACGAACTGCATCCCGTCGGGCTGCACCGGCAGCTGCTCGAACTCAAGTGGGATCTCGTTCGCCAGGATGTCCTGAGAGCGCTTGTACATCATCCCTCGTCGGACAGCGCCAGCACCGGCCGTGGCCAACCTGTGCCAGGGCTCGATGGTGGTGAGGTCGGGGAAGCTGGCACGAATGAATGCCAGGATGGTCGTGTCGCTCGTGGTCGACCTCGGGGTAGTGGCGATGTGCGCCCACTCTTGGCCGGGGAGGAGGAGCGTGTCTGCCGTCTCCACCTCCAGGGTATCGTCGATGATGCCCTTCCACATATCGGCGACTTCGGCGATGATTGTGTCTGCCGCTGCCGGGGTCACCCATGCCCCAGCCGATGCGTCGATTGTCGATGCCGGTTCGTTGAGAGCACCGCTGGCGATGCCCACCAGTGGAGCCCCGATTGCGGCAATCTCGTCCATCTCGCGCTCGATGGCTCGGCGGCACGCGGACGAGCGTCGCGAGTTGAGGTTGTCCCCCGCCATGGCCGCGGATTTCACTTCCTTCACGGTCCAGCCGTAGGAGGCCTCGATTTCCCTCACTGGGCGCGTGAACTCGACCCCGTTCACATCGACGCGCGGCGGCTTGTCGCTCTTGTGTGACCCGATACGGGCCCGGCCGACCTCGGTGAACTGCCGATACGTCACCGTCGTCGCGCCAGCGTTTGCCTCAGTCGACGTCGGAATGAATCGCCGGGCCTTCAGTTCGGCGAACTTGATGTCGTACGTGCGAGCGTAGATGAACTCCAACTGCCGCGCGAAGAAGGCGGACTCGGCGGCGTCCATATGGAAATACTGCTTGTCAGTCATGGCCCTCTCCTTTACGGGACGTTGATTTCGAGGAGTGCGACACCAGCGGCCGGGGAGCCTTGCAGCCACTCCGCGTTGGTGATCTGGTCGCAGGAGGCGGTGTCGGCGTCGTTGCGGAACGCCCCGATTTCGCTACCACCCCCCCCAGCCGTGTGCCTGAAGAAGACTGGGTCTCCCACCGCCACGGCCTCCTCGACGCGGACCCAGATGCGGCCCCGTCTCAGGACGCTGGCCACTTCCAGGAGGTCGACACCCAGCGGGTCCGCCAGGGCCGGGTTCTCCTGGGCCTGCGTGTGCACGAGGACCCCGACCGGGGCCTGACCAGTGGCGTTGAAGATGTCGAACTGATCCTCGGGGTTCGTGACGTCCCGACGAACCATGATCCCGAATCCGACGGCTGCCGCGGCCCCGTTTGCCAACGGGATGGCGAAGCTGTCGTCGTTGGGATCGCCCAGCAGCCCACGGAATCCGAGTGCCGGGTCTACAGCGTATGCAGTCTGACTCATGTCAGGCTCCTTCAGGAGTTGGGGTTGCTGGGCCGAATCGGATCGATGCCCATTTTGTGGTTGTCGTCGACCATGCGCTTGCGCGCAGAGCGAGCGTCGAGGCGCTCACCCCCACCGGCCGCGCCTCGCACGATGTGACTCGGCTTCGGT